GTTGCGTCGGGGAGTTGTATTGTTCCGTCGACGATTTCGAGACACTCGACTGTTCGGGGCTGACCGGGAAGCTTCCAGTTTCTTGTTGTTGGGGGTCGGAGGATTGAGGCGATGTCGGCTGTACGGGTGGGATCGGCGTGCAATCCTTTTGAGGCTGCGAGTTGTTTGAGGAGTTTTGCATTGGGTATCCATTCGTCAGGGGTTAAAGGGCGTGACAGCGGCCAGTAGGCGTGAATGCCGCCACCTGAATAAACGATCGTGGGATGCGGCATGCCCACTTGATCGCAAAAATTTTCAATTGCATCACATGCGGCATCTTCATCAGGATAAGCGCAGGGCTGACCATGGCCGTCAGTGCCGTAATCTATATCCATCCAAAAGCTTGACGCAAACCTCACGTTTTCTGCCTTGCGGTTGACGGGTTCTTTATACATCGAACACGCAAAATAGGCGTCGTACCCCAAAGCGTCCAAGCCAGTTAAGGTTGCGGCGAGATCTTCCGTCGACGAAGAAAAACCCTGTTGGGGGCGCTCGCCTTTTTTAAGCGCCACCCAACATTTGTATCCATCACCTTGAAGAACGTGGTTTAGAAACTCGGCCAGAGACGGCATGAATGACCCACTGAAGATGATTTTTACGTTGATACTGTGTAACGGACATCGGCACCGGGAAATGTTTTCCCGAAGCTATTGCCTTCTCTAGCAGGTCGAGCTTAGCGAGGATCTGTGAATGGCGGCATGCATGGGGAACTACCCCATGCAACCACGTTTCCATCGTGCGGCGCTGGATGCCAAACCAGTGCCCCATATCAGCAATCGAAAGCTCGGCCTTGTCTTTGGCAGAGATTAAGCGGTCGTTGATATTCATTTATCCCCCCATCGCTTTACCCAACAGATTGTCGAGCGCGGCGTCTGTTGGCGCTGGTGCGATCGGCACCGCAGCGGCTGCTGGTACAGCGCCGGGTGCGTCAGGTTGACGTTGCAAGAACGCCGGCATAGGCGGCATCTGCACTGGCGGTGCGACGAGTTGAGGTTGCTGCTGTACAACGCCGGCAGGTTGCGCCATTACCATCTGTGGCATGACGGGATGTGGCATGACGGGATGTGGCGCTGCTTTGGCTGGTAAGCCCGGAGGTGCAGCGAACACCGGCGGCTGCTGCGGCACCGCCATGGGCGCTTGCAACGGCTGCACTTGCGTGGCTGCGGCAGCTTCAGCAGCTACCTGCGTCTTGGTGCGCCGTTTCTTAGGCGCTGGCGCAGCAACACCGGCAGCAGCAGCAGCAGGTGCCATCGGATTAAACGCTGCGGGCTGTGCGGCCACTGGCGCGACAGGTTGTGGTTGCACAAACTGCGGAGCCTGTGGCATCGCAACGGGGGGCATCATAGGCTGCGCCGGCATGGGCACAGGCTGATGAACCTGCGGCACCGCCACGGGTTGCTGCTGCGGAATTTGCGCGGTTGCCGGGCGAGGAACGTCAGTCACGTTGGTGACTTCGGAAACATCTTCAGTGCCCTTGAGATCGTCGACGGCGGCGATCTGCTGCTCGTTGACATAGCTCACTGCTGTGAAGACAATCTTCGGATGCGGTACGTTCGGATCAAACTCCAAACGCATGACCGCAAATTCGAGGCCCATCTTCTGCTGCGACAACCCCTTGGCGATCGTAGCCAAGTTTTTGAGACTGTCTGCCGGTACGCGCAACTGATACACAGCGCCTGTAGGATTGTCGGCGAGAACGACGGCGAGCTTTTTGCTGTCGCTGCATGCCTTCACTTGGCTACCTAGTTCGCTGACGCGCGAACCCCATGCATTGTTTGGGCACGCTGCGCACGTTCCACATTGCGGGGCAACTGCGCGACTTGAAGGGCCGACGCCGTTGTCAGACCAGCAATCGGGTGCCTTCTGGTCTTGGCCGGGCACCCACTTTGATGCGTAGAAAGTTTTCGACACATGCGGGTTGACGCCCACGATGATAACGTCGAGGTGAAATGTTGGCACCTGAAACTCTTGGCCTTGCGGATCCTGAAGTTTCCAACGCCGGCCCTCAATCGAGATTTTGTGGACGGCACCTGAAGACAAGCCACCGAGCGCGTCAGCAGTCAAGCTGCTGTCGAGACTACGGTTCATCAGATGGGCAGGAAGTTGTGGCGCTTGTTGTTGAACGACTGGCATATTCATGTTTATGATCCCCTTACGTTGACGTTGATGATTTCGCTGAAGGTGACACCGGGAACGGTTTCACCTGTTTCTTCTTGGTGTTTAATGATCCCCTTTTTCCCGGGTCGGAAATCTGCCAGATCCCACAACGGGAACTGCCCTAGCACCTCTAACAGACCATTTGTACCACCGCCGATGCCTTGAAACAACTGACCTGCTTGCACCAGCCCTAGTATCTGATCGGCAGCAGGGCGCAACACGTAGTTGCGGAAGCTAACCGGATCCTCCAACTTGACCGATCGGAGGCGTGACTGGTAGGCAGTGCCATGCGTTGTTTTGTAGCTGCCAACACCGTCTTGGTTCATCTTTGCAAGAAGCCAAGTCTCGATGTTGTTGAGGCTTTCATTGAGGGGTTTCATCTCCTCAGCATGTCGCGCCGACATGACGGCTTGGTCAGCCTTCAATTGCCGGTAACGCTCGATTACTTGTTCGACAGTATAGGTCATTAGTTTCTCCTGTTTGAGCCGGGATGGGTTACGCGCGACATGTCCTTGTACGCATTCATGGTCGTGATGATCCCCTGCTTCACCATCTCGCCCACTTGTTCGCCCTTGTCGATGTTCCCGCCGCACGCAAGGAACGTCTGCACCACAACGGCGATCGCCAACGACACGCTGTGCGTCACGTCGCAGTTGCGACGATCGAGTGACATGCCACACTCTTGAAAGTGCTTAGCAACCGACGTGACATAGGCATTGAGTTTCTCGTCTGGCTGATGCAGTTCGGTTTTAAAATCCATTATTCGTCTCCCCTGATGATGTCGAGCATGAGTCCTTGGAGACTATGCTTTCCGTCCAGCCGTCGGTAAATTTCTCGCTCGATGTTGGTAGATGCGAGCCGCACAACCAGCATTGATTTCGTTTGGCCGGGTCGATTGATACGACCGTTGGCCTGTGTGTAGATTTCGGGCTGGTCTGTTGGGCCGTACCAGATAATTGTCGAAGCCGCTGTAAGAGTGAGGCCGTGAGCCATTGTCCGGGGGTCGGCGACGATGATCCTCGGATGTTCACTATGTTGGAAGTCTTTGAAGACTTCGGCTCGTTTTCCTGCTGAGACTGTTCCATTGATAAGCTCCACGCTGTAGTGTTTTGACAATTCCGATCTTACCATACTTACCACACTTGTCAAGGGGGCAAAAATAATTATTTTTTCGCGACATTGTTCAATCGCCTCGTGCAGCACCTGCATGCGCGGCGCTGCGTCGATCTTGTGGATTTCATGCTGTTCACCATACACTGCGCCACAGGAAATTTGGATCAGCTTCATACGCAGGGCTGCCTCGTTGACCGCAGTGACCGTACCTTTGTCAATCATGATACGTAGCTCACGTTTTAAGTCGGCATATGCCTTCTTTTGACCCGCTGACAACTCAACATTCAGATCCTGTACAACGAGCGGCGGGAGATCCGTACACTGGTCACGCTCATAGCGAATGGCCGGCTGTAAAACTTCTGCCGTTGTCTTGGCCGCGCCCTTGCGCACCAACCATTTGAATGTGGAGATGCGGTACATCGTCCGGTCTTTAAAATTCTTTTGGCTCTCGGCATAATCCTTGCGCACGGCGCGTGCTTGTGACCATGCGTCAGTTGGCTCGTTTGGTGTGGGCGTGCCGGTTAGCCACCAGACGTAAGGCTTGTCAAGTATAACTTGTCGAAGAACCTTATAGCGTAAAGTTCCACTGTCTTTGTACACCGAACCCTCGTCCACGATGAAGGCATTGAAATTGGGATTGTCTCTAATGGTCTGAGCAAATTCACCCACGGCAATTGATTTGCCGGTACGGTCAGTGCCAATCGATAATCCATCGTGGTTAATAATGTAGAAGTCTGCGTCTTCACTAAGAAGCCGTTTTCTCTTGGCTCGATCGCCATAAACAACAACGCCTTTACGACGCGACAAAAAGTTAGCAAAGATTTCATTGAACCACACCGTTTCTAGGGTTGATAGGGGAGAGAGGATCACGCATTTTTTGACGAAGCCTTTTTGCATAAGGTAGTCGACAGCCCACAGCATCGACAAAGTTTTCATCGTGCCGATGTCGTTCAATATAAAGCTGCGGGGATGTAGCGTTGCAAAAGCCGCTGTGTGGATTTGATGCTGCGCCGGCTTCCACGGTGGACGGATTGGCCAGTCGTAATTGTGCAGGATAGGCGATACGGCCTCAAAGCCGAGATAGCGCATGGTTTGCATGCTGTGGAGATCGCAAGGCACCGCCACCTGATTAGGCGTGACGATACGCGCAGTAGGCACAGCAGCGATGATGCGCTGTGGTACTTCAGTCTCGTACACACAGGCGTTGTATTTATGGCTGTATAACATTTTTATCTTTGAAGGGTTCGAACGCGACGGTCACATTCTCCAGACAATCAGCCACAATCACCAACCCGCCGGCAAGGGTGATGGCTCGCATCACCAGATCCTGCCACGGCTTCGGCTTACCGCCGGGTCGTTTTACCTCTATGGCAAAAAAAAGACCCCTATAAACCCCGACAAGATCCGGCACGCCGCGCATGCCGTAACCATTCATCATTGGAGAAAAAAACCAGAGAGCCGGTGCTAAGCCCTTTAGATATTCTTTGATTTTGAACTTAACTAGGCTCTCTGGTGTCGACATGTTACGCCTCGGTATTGGTAAGATTTAAATTAACGCCTTCACTTACTTCCCTTGCTTCTTCGTTGGCATTCCCGGCTTCCGCTGCCCCGCTGCGAAGCTCTGCTTCGGCGCTTGCTTGGCTGTTGGCTTCGGGGCTGACTTGCTGGTTTTCTTCATTGTTCACTCCATTGTACTTAGCCGCCATAGATTGAATGCTGGTCATGGCAGCGGCCACCAGATCGGGATGAAGCGCACCATCTTCACCCAATGTGAAAAGCTCTTTGATCGTCGTTTCAGTGATGCCGCAATCGTGGTGGACGGCAACGCCATCGGTGAGTACCAGCACTTTAAACTGGATCACGTTGGCAGGGTTTTGTGGAAATGGTGGGATGATAGGCTGTGTCATTTTTTACTCCTGTTGTTTTCGCAATCTTTTACGGGGCAGAACCCGCACAAGGGTGATTGCCGTTTTGCCCATGTGTCCGAAGCAGCCGCCGTCTCCATGGCGACCAGCTTCAGATAAATCTCTGACCATATGCGCGAGATATCCGCGCGATCATAGTTATACGGCTCACCGATCTTGCCGGTCGGTAGCCAGATATTGCACGCCGTAATTTTGTCGACTTTGGGGAAGGTTAAGAAGCCGAAGAAGGCAAAGATTTTTACCTGAAAATCTTTCTCGCGCGTCTTGCCGGTTTTCCAGTCGCCGATAAACATCGCCTTCGGCCACAGCACAGACACGTCGAGTGCGCCCCGCGCGTACACGTCGTTATCAAAGAACCCGCAGGGTTGCAGATTGCGATTGACGCCGACTTTCATTTCGGTGCGGATATCACCGCCGGTGTTGTGGGCCATGTTGACGATCGACTGCGCCAGAGGATCCCACTTTGCGTATGCCGGCGGCAAAACTATGTTGGCAGCAACCCGCTTCTCCATTGCGTCATGCACGCGGCGGCCTTCCGCCATCTCCTCAGTGGTGGCCTCTTTATTTTTGAGGATGAACTTCCAGTGATATTGATGTGGGCAGTTATCGAAGGTGTCGATATGTGTGTATGACCACGGGGGCAGCGTTACTGGCATTCTAAGCTCCATGCTGCAAACATGCAGCGCATTTGGTTTTTAGCGGCCGTCGTCATGCCGTTGAGGTTGCGTTCCATTCGGAACACCTGACCATAGAGGTCAGCGGCTTTTCGATAGTCACCCTTCATTTCCGCTTCGACAGCGGCAACTTTTAATTCTGTCTTCATCGCTTCGGTCTGTGATTGTGCCATGCGTCACCTTCATTCTTGTTTTTAAAACTATCCCACAACGGTACGGCGAGGATTAGCGCGATTGCCCCGCCATAAATCCTGCTATCCATTATCGGCCTCCAACCTTTTGATCTCGTCTTCGATGTGCCATATCGCCTTGCGCAGATCCTGTATCTCAAAATCCTTATCCTTCCGGCCCGCACGCCAAAGATATTTGATGGCATTACCGATGTTGAAGCCCATGTGTCGGGTGATCGTGATGCACTCAACGCCGGACGGATGGTTGTTATAATGCTTCGGGTGATTGACTGGATCATCAGCATAGTGTTTTTTTATGCCAGAATTAAGCGCGGCCCCAGCAAGTTCATCCATGATCTCTTTCTCGCGTTTCCGCGTGAACTCATGAGCTTTACATTCTGCGCAACCAAGCCCAATACAAAATGTTTGCTGGTGCCTAGAACAATGTGCAAGATCGTCTGTGACCATTTGAAAATTATTTTGTGTATCGGACATCGTAACCTACCTCAGCTTCAAGTGGGATCCCGGGGCACCATGCCGGCGGGGTTGTCAAAAGTTTGTGCAAATAAGCCTTGGCCGCTTCAGCCTGATCGACAGGCACAAGGAAGACGCCTTCGTCGTGTGTACACATAATGGCCTTATAGGTCTTCGCCATCTCGACCATTGCTTCTGTCAGGATGAGGCGGCTTAAAAACTCAATAATGTTTTGAATGAATTTCGATTTGTAAATGCGGCTCTCACCCTGACGGCGCAGAACGGCGAAGTCGGGCTTGCCAGCTTTGCCCTGTCCTTTGTAAATCAGGTTGCTGTAGTCGAGCCACGCGCCGGTCGGCCCAAACACGCGCTTGTCACGCACGATCATCGGCCCCCATTCCACCTGCGTGCCATTGAACAGCGCCGCAAGGATATGCTCGCCGCGTTCCCATAGCCCGCCCTTGCCACAGATCTTCGGATGCGTGCGCCGGTAGTGGTCACGCCATGCGGTACCTTCTTCGTCGGTAATATAAACAGGTGGGCCGTAAGTGCCGCGCCGCGCGGTAAGCGCAATCTTTGGCCCACCGGATCCGAAGCCGCACGACAACTCCACCTGCTTGCCCATGCCGCGCTCGGCTTTATCGGCTTTGGTGATTTGGCGCTGATAGAACGTGGTCGCCAATTCGCTATAAAGATCACGCCCTTCACGGAAAGCTTGCAACACCCACTCCTCGCCAGCGAGCCAGTTCAACATGCGGCATTCGATCTGCGACAAGTCACCGACCAGCAGCACGTAGCCGGGTGGGGCCATTAGGCACTCGCGTATTTCGCCAGATCTTGGAAAGTTTTGAAAGTTAACTTTGTCTTCTCCGCTGAAACGCCCTGATGCGCCTGCGCCATAGTAGCGAAGGGGCACTGTGAGACTGCCCCGTTCACACATGCGGAGGAGCCGCTCGCAGCGGGTTTCGTTGAGGGTTGACTTTTGCCCGAGGCGGGCATTGCAGAGGGCTGATACTCGGTCGTCTTCATCATCGCATAACTCCTTCATTTCCTCATCGGTTTTAGCGAAAGCGTATATTCTTTTGCCTTCGCCTTTAGGGCTTGGTTTAGTTGGGGGTTCGACGCCGAGATTTGTAAGGATATCAGCAAACTTCGCAGAGCTTTGTAAGTCTGATTTTGTAACCCCAAGTTGCGTGAGGATAGTGTTTTTTTCTTCACGTACTTTAGCAAGGTAAGCCTCCATGCGTGGGTAATCGAGCCGCAGCACTGGCTGCGTGAACATCCGAATGGTCGTGTCGATAACACGCAACTCCGATCGCGGTACTAGTGGGAGGAGGTGGCGGAAGATGATGTACGTGAGTTCCACGTCATGTGCGCAGCCCGCGCTAAGTTGAGCATACACGTCTTGCGGTAAGTCTCTGACCCCTCGAAAAAGGTTGTATGGAACGGTTTTAGATGGGAGGCCGAACTTAGCAGCCAACGCTTCTAGTGAATGTGATTTGTCATGGGGAAAAATTAACCTCGCCATTGATAGGGTGTCAAAGAAGAAGGCTGGCTGCACACCGTAGTGGTGTGACAGGATCAGCCCGTCGAATGATGCCTTATGCATCACGACAGCGTAGTCGTTAGTGAGTGAAGCGACCTGCGCAAAGGTCGGCCCATCCATAACCTCAGTTTGAATAACGGGGTTCTCACCCACGCCCGGAATGTTGTCCATGGTCTTGATGCCAACGCAATGCGTTTTGAAACGCGGATCGCGCACATAGGCTTCAGTCGTCATCTTTTTCAGTGTGTAATCAGCACTGAAAAACGTCTCGAAGTCTAAAACCGCGAACTTCATGACCAAGTTTCCCCATTGACGATCAACGATACTGTGTGCGTAAGTATGTGCTGCAAATCTTTGCAAAGTTGTTGTCGCTTAGCCTCGCGTCGCTTTGGGCTATTTCTTGGCATTGGCCCTAGCCTTTTTAAGTTTCAGCGCGGCCTTGCGGTACCGCTCGCACGCTACGGCCAGCGCATCGTCTAGTTCTTTGACGCGGGCTTCAGCGATGCACGCGCGGCGTTCGAGATTGTCATAAGCGACAATTCCTTGAAACATCGGGTGGTTAACAAAAATTGTTGCTCGTTCTGCTTTTATCTGTGACATTATTTAACTCTCCTGATTGCACCCGTTGTTGCACACAAGCGACCGGCGCTCTTGTCCAGCTTGTAGGGGAAAAGCTTGCTAAGTAACCACGATGGCGGGCTGAATGATTTAAGCAACTGGCACCCTCCCCGCCTTCTGGTCATAGAGGTGACGTTCGACACCGTAACAAGCCCAGAGCATCTCTTTGCTGGCCTGTCCGGTTTTTTCAATGCGCCATAATTTTGACGTTGACGCGCCGAGGAGTTCAGCAGCTTTTTCCTGCGTAAGTTCACATCGTTTGCGCCAAGCAGCTATATCATAGGGCACCGTTGAGCTTTGTATCTGTTTAGGCATTGTTGCACCTTGCAAAGTTAAAGTTAAAGTTACCGTTCTTGACATACTTAGTCAAGCGTAAAAAATCAGTCCTGATCCTGCCACCAATACCTAGCGCGTTGCGCCGGTTCTGGTACTTCGGGTTGTGGCATGGTGTAGTGCGGCGGCTCATGGGAAGGCTTGCGGGCATTCACCCGCAAGCATGCCTCACACGCCATTATGACAGCTTCGCTATAGGGCTTGCCTTCATGCTTAGCGCGTACCTCATCAGCGAGCGTCTCTAAAACCGCCTTGCGGTCGTCGTCAGTAAAAGCCATTGGATCCTCCACGGTCATATCCTCCAATAGAGTTCTAAGATTGCCTCTACATAGGCGCGGGTGAAGCTGCTCAACTCGCTATATTCCATGGCTTAGCCCTCCTCTTTATTCGGCCATGTGTCGCCATAAAGCACACGTCCTCTAAAGTCTTCGTTACATTTTTAAGCGTGGTGTTGCTCATAGCTGATTCCTTTCATGTTAGTTGAGATGTTGCATGACAAGTTTTTGGCAATCAGGCGGTAAGTCTTCAAAGTCGATCCGCCGTCCTAAATGTCGCCCTGGCATAGCGGTGCAATGCTGGCCGAATCCTTGCGGCGAAAACGGATTTTTACTCATGCCAAGCGCGGCGAATGTTTCTCCATTGCGCTCTGGTTGATCCATAAAAATAACAGTGAAACGGTCAAAAGATTTTCCGCCAGCGTCATATATGCGAATTGATCCACTCATGGTTGCACCCTTTTGTTAAGTTGCTGATCTCGTCAGGTGACGCATAACGCCACGACGCCCGGAGGCGTTTCGATCTTAGCCAAAGCGCCGCCCCATGGCCGTGAAGGTGTAGCCGTTTGCCTCTGCAAATTCGGCTAGATGTTCAATGCTGCAAAGATATTCGCATTCACTTTCCAGTATGTCGATATAAGCCTTGCGCAGCGCCTTCAAAAAATCGTTGTCGATCTCCTCGCGCTTGTCTTCCCAAGTGTTGCGCTCCTCGCTTCCGTCTTCCGCGTCACAGGCGGGGCCGATAACGTCTAACTTGCGCAAATAATCATGCGCGGCTTTATAGGTTGCGCAGTCTTTGCCATGATTGCCCGTTATCGTTTCGGCCACTTCCGGCGCGGAAGTAATAAATTCGGCGCTTATTGTTTTGGGGTACAGGTCAAAGGCTGTTATTTTAAGCCCCACGTCTTTCGCGTCCTGATAGGTGTTTATCCCACCATCCGTGGTCTGTGACGGCTTCCTGTAGCCATTCCCGCGCGGCGGCTTTCGCCGTTTCGGTTGGCAATTCGTGATACTCATAAACTGTTGTGATGATGTCTTTCGGCATGATTGCACCTTTTCGAGTTGTGGGGGTTTAATGCTTTGGCTTGTGCGGCGGCGCAAGGGAAGGCAGGGGCACCGTTAAGTCCGGCGCGGCGTCTTTGTATTCAAACGCGCCGGTTGTGGCGTTGTACTGGCCGCATTGGTGACCTACGGCGGCTTTGTGGCCATCAAGGGTTAGCGCGGTGTAGGTTGCGGCGTTTGTCGCGGCGGTAAAGGCGAGACAAAGGCATATGAATTTAAGGCGTGTCATGATTGCACCTCTTTCACTGCGTAGGTTACTCTTAGGGGTTAAGTTAGCTCTTAGGCATATTTCTTCACTTGATCCCGGAATCCTGCCGGGAGTCGTTTCTTAAGCTTAATAAAGCCGGTTCTTTCCGAGATATCTAAAATACCGGCTTCATGCATGGCTCTAAAGACTTCCTGAATATCCGGCTTCCAGTCTTTGATCCCTAGCGCCAATGTGCCGCATTCCGCGAATAGCTTGGATACTTTGAGCCAGGCGATAGGGTAGATCGTGATTGTCTTTTCCATGATTAAGCCTCCCTATAAAATTTTGGGCATTCGTGGCCTTCCAGCGGCAACAGAAGCGTTTCGGGTAATCGTGATATATTGGTGGCAGCCATAGCGGGTGTACTCCGTTTGTGGTTAGAAGCCTCGTAACGTTTGCAGCGTTGCGGGGCTTGGTTTGTGAATAGCAATATAAACCAAGCCCTTTCACTTTGCAAGGTTTATTTTTGTAATTTTCTTGCTTTTTCACTTTGCATGGTTTTTAGCTATTTCTTCCAATGTTGTTATAACAGGCTCGTCAAGCTCCTCGGCCATGGTGTCTATTTTAAGCCAATAGTCACTATGCAATCGGCGCTTGCCATTTATCCACGCACTGACCAAGGGCTGACTAACAAGTAGATATTCGGCTAGCTTGGCTTGGCCATAATGGGCTGCTAGCCTTATTAGAGCCTGTCTCCTAGTCATTTCAAACCGACTTACGGACACTTTACACACTCCTTTGTCACGGGTATTTATCACAGATTGTAATAATTATCACAAATTGTGATAAAGTCAAGTGTGATTTTAGGCTATTTTTTGATTTTATCACAAAATGTGCAAGCATGCACTACGCTCAAGTGTTTGATATTTAAGGATTAAGTGTGAGGCGTAGTACGTTTATTACAGAAGTCCGAGGGGACATATAGCTTATTAACTTTTTACTGGTTTACTACGCTGATCGTACTATCATGCACTTTGAAGGGTGGTGTAGTCCAGCGAAGCCCAGAGAGAGGAAAGATTAACGCTACGTATATCCTATGTGACTTGTGTAATAAATGATACTATCATGCAACTTGACTAGCTACTTTAGGCGCTAAACCCCTGAAATTCCACAAACTTTCAAGCTTGCACAGTCACTTTGCAAAAATCGTCGCTGACACACCTACAAGCCATTGATAACAATGGACAATTCATGCTTGCACGCTGAAAGTGCAATCATATAACAGTCATGTACTACGCCCCCTCATAGTGAGGTATTTTAGAGCGTAATTATCACAGATTGTAATAATTATCACAATTTGTGATATTACTATGCAAGCCTGTCAAGATGCTAGGTTGCATAGTGCTGGGGCGTCTAGCGTGTGAAGGTGTAGCGCCCCATAGTGAAGGGTCTACACCGCCGTGTCATGCACTATGCAATCGTATTAGGTGTTAGGTTGCAAAGTAAACAGTTTCAGCGATAATGTTTCAAACTCGGGGGACGGAGGGCCTCGGGGTGGGGGTTTTTAAATTTTGGCAGGTTTGCCAAAAAGTGCGGCCAATTTTTTAAAAAATTTTGGCGCTACAAACTACACCCCTCACTTTGCACAGTCATAAATTTTGTGCCCCGACCAGACGGAAAGCCAGCCACAACACCCCACCATCGTCTTGCGTCTTGCAATTAACCTATGTACACTCTCATTTGGAACCGGCTCGGCATCTCCTGCCGGGGTGGGGATCCCGGTGGCCGCACCCTGCCGGAGGTGAGACGCTAAAGGCGCGGCCCGCGCAAAGCTCACTGCCGATCCCAACAGGCCCGGTTCCTTGACTTTTTGTGTGCTTGCAAAATGTAAAATTACATGGCATAGTGCCCGGACAATTTAACGCCTTCCACATTAGGAGATTACTATGGCGCAAGAAACTCAACAACCCAGCACCGCAGCTCTGCGGGACAACGCAACCACGCTGCTTACTCAGTTAAACGTAATCCTGACACAAGTAAATGCCGCGCTAACTGGTTTGGCAATAAGTAACATTACGTTGTCGCCAACGATTGCAACCACAATCACCAGCATTGCCGCGCTCGGCGTATAGGAATTAAAATGCCAGACCTTTCGGAAATGGTGCAAAACTGCCAAGCCGAGATCATTATGGCGCAACAACGACTAGCGCAATTAAACTTTGCGCTGGCAAATATCAATCTTGGTCCAATCACTCCGTCAACTGATTTTGGAATCCTCAATAGTCAGGTTATAGCGGTATTAACAACGCTGGATGTTTAGGAGCTAAAGATGCCATCAATTGACACATCGCTGCCGGGGATCCACGTCACAACCTCGCAGCTTATAAAGGCCGGCAATGGAACGCTTCGTCGCGTCATTGTGAACTCATCTACGAGTGGCACCTTGACGGTATATGACAGCATCACAGCCAGCGGTCTGGTGTTGCTCAATGCTTTCCCACTTACCGCCGGCGCAACGCCACAATTTGATCTGGCATTCCAAAACGGATGCTATTTCTCACTTGGTGGCACCGCCGACATCACAGCAATCTATTACTAAACCAACCGGAGGTGCGCCATGGGTGTAGTCAACACAACGAAGTCGATCTTTGAAAAAGCAATGGGCCATCAGGCTGCGGCTCCTGAAGCCGAAGTGAAAATGCCCGAGCAACCTGCGCCTGACGAGATCGGGCCGGATGAGGTCGAGGAAGACGAGCGCGACCGCGAGGGTAATACCGACCCGGGCACGAATGTTCCGGTCGAGGATCCTGAAGCCGCCGAGATCCGCCGCGCGGCGCTGCAACAGGCCGCTGACGACATCAACGCCGCAGCCTTGGCACAAGCTAAAATCGACGCTGAGCCGCGCACCGTTCCGGCACAAGCCATCAAAATCCAGTCGTTCAAGTACCTGACGATCGGCGCTAACAAAGGCATGTTCCACATCACCAGCACCGATAGCCTTGGCGCTACGTTTACGGAAACCGTCGACGCGCCGCCCAACCTCACAGTGGCCGGCGTGGTCGAGTACCTCGAAGGCATCGCGTCAACCAAATGATCCCGACAACGTGGTCTTCCGTTGACAGCAGCAACGTCGACAGCATCAAGTACGACACCAACGGCAATAACTTGCACGTGCGGTTTAAAAACGGATCGGAATATATTTACGAGGGTGTAGAGCCGGAGCTTGTCGAGGGTTTGTACCACGCGAGTTCAGCCGGCAATTATTTGCGCGAGAACATCATCGGCACCTATACGCATCGCAAGGTGTAACATGGGTCAGCGCGAAGAACTCCTCCGCGTATTCAACGAGGATCGCATCTATGCGCATGAGGTTTTGTTCGCGCACCGGCACAAGGATGTGACGCCGGAATTTCACAAGCAGACCCTGCAAAATTTTTATAGCCCGCACCCACTCGTTGCCGAAGAAGCTTTCCGTGGCGCGGCAAAATCAACACTGCTCGAAGAATATGTGATCCTCACCGCGCTGTTCCGCGAGTGCGTGTTCCCCATCTTTATTGGCAACGCCTATGGCATGGCGGTTGAACGTTTGACAGCGGTGAAACAAGAACTAACTAACAACGACGGGCTGATCGAGTTGTTCGGCGATCAGCATGGGCCGATCTGGTCTGAGGGTGAAATTGTCCTTGCCAACGGCATCAAGATCCAAGCGATCGGCGCACGCCAGTCCATGCGCGGTGTCAAGCACAACGACCACCGGCCTGATCTCGCGCTCATTGACGATCTTGAAGACGAGGAGATGGTGTCGACCAAAGATGCCATCCTCAAAAACAAACGCTGGTTCAACGGCACCATGCGCCCGGCGCTGGATCCCAAAGGCAAGATCCGCATGCTCGGCACGCCGCTGCATCCCGACGCGCTGATCGAGCAGGTGATGAAAAATCCTGACTGGATGACGCTGCGCTTCCCGATCTGCTACATCGACGACAAGGGTGTCGAGCAGTCGACATGGCCGGCACGCTTCCCGATGGAGTGGATCGCCAAACTGCGGCAGCAATATATCGAGGATGGTGCGCTGACCGAGTTCGAGCAGGAATACATGTGCCGGAGCGAAAGCGCCGCGCTCAAACCTTTCAAGCCTGACATGATCCAAGTCGCGCCAGTGCGCACCACGTATCTTGCTAAAAAAATAATCGTTGACCCCGCAAGAACGGTTGACGAGAGGCGGTCGGCTCAGACAGGATATGTTGTCGAAAGCTGGATGGGTAACAAGCTCATCATGCACGAAGCTTTCGGGCGGTTCCATCGCCCTGATGAAATCGTCGATACAATTTTCAAACTCGACGAGGAGTACAACCCTGTTGAGATCGCGGTCGAAGTCGATGGCTTGGAAGAATTTCTTATGCAGCCTCTGCGCAATGAGATGCTCAAGCGCGGGCGGGTTCTTCCAATTATTCCAGTGCGTGCGCCAAAAAATAAAGACGCTTTCATTACCGGGCTGCAACCGTTCTATATCGCAAAAGAAGTTATCCACGCAAAATCTCTACCCGAGTTGGATGCTCAGCTTTTACAATTCCCGAAAGGGCGCAAAGACATTCTCAATGCTCAGGCATATGCGCTTCGCCTACGTTCAGGACAACCTGTGTACGAGGATTTTCAAGACGCGCACGTTGCCGAGGCGCTTGACATTGATGCCCGACGCCCTGCGTTTTTGGTCATGTCTGCTCGGCCTACTACAACGGGAGCGGCACTGGTGCAGCTTATCGACGGCACCGTTAGGATCTACAAAGATTGGATAGAAAATCGCACCCCGTTGGAATGCTTTAAAAACATTCTCGACGACGCCACCCTCGTGGCCGCACGCAAGGTCGAGATCATCGTCCCCATGGAACAGTTTGAAAAATACACCGGCCATGGAATCCCGGGTGCCGCGCGACTGGCTCGGGCCGAAGTTAAGCCCGGGGCAATGGCTGTGACCTGCGAGGGCAACCTAAAAGATTATTTGAGCAAGACGGTACGCGGCGAACAGGCGCTGCTGATCGACATGGAGGCCCGGTGGGTTATCAACGCGTTCGCCGGCGGGTATGGGCGAAAGCTTAATACTCAAGGGGTTATATCGGACAAAGCCGACGACAACCAATATCGCATAGTGATGGAAGCGATTGAGGCGTTCATCGGTTGGTTTGGCAATCTTAACGATAGCCGTGACAATGACCCAAATCGTCGGTATGATACCACTAAGGACGGACGCCAGTTCCTGACCACCCTACCAGTAAGGCGACCACATGGCTGACGACATCAAAGATCCCGTTGAGACAGAAGAACCCAAAACTGGTGCCGAAGTTGCGGAGCCGGAGGAGGAAGAAGTTTCTGATGTTGAGGATCGCACAAAAGATTTTTCAAAGTACGTTAAGGTTGCTACGCAACTTGACGAGTTGTTCGATGCCGTCATTCAGGGGTTTGAGGACAAGCAAGAGCAAAGTGAAGACATCGACCGCTTTTGGGATGTCTACAATTGCGTCCTAAACGAAAACCAAGCCTATTTCGGAAATTCACAGGTCTATGTTTCTGCTGTGGCCGATGCGGTGGACGCACTTACCACAAGAGACAATAACATGCTTTTCCCGGTAAATGGTCGCTACGCTTCTGCAATTGGCCCTAGTGGTACAGTGCCTTATGATCTTATTGCTCTCCTAGACCATTATGTGCGCCAGACAAAGATGCGCGAGAATATCGTGCCTTGTTTGCTGCGCACCGGCAAAGTGACCGGCCATTATATTCTCGGTGTTGGTTGGAAAGAAACCACGTTGCACACCATCAAAAAGAAAACCACTGCAACGATCGAAGACGATCAAGGCGTACCGATCGAAGGCGCTGAGGAAGTCGATGATATTGAAGAAGAAGAAATTACGATGGGGATGCCCACGCTCGAAGTCAAAGATCCGCGCGATGTTTGTTTACTGCCCGCCACTGTTGATAATGTTTCTGATTGTACTATTGTTGCCGAGCGTTTGCATATGTCCAAGAGTGCGGTCGAAGATGCGATCGCCGACGGTACGTTCGAGGAGGAACCCGGCAAAGAGTTGTTAGAAAACTTTTCGTCGCGCACCACCGGCAATGAAATCGACACAGCCAAAAAAGCTTTGGATAACGTCGGCATTAAAACCAACGGTAAGGGCAGCAAGACTGCCATCATCTACCGCGTCTGGTCAACCATCAAACTCAAGGGAAAGCAGAAGCGACTATGTGTATCGTATTTTGGCGGGAACAAAATAAAACTGGCTTGCAAACGCAATCCGTATTGGAACGACAGAATACCATTACTGGCGCAGCCGGCCCGAAAAATGGCAAACGCGGTTGCGGGCAAAAGTATTATTTCAAAAGTTGAAGATTTACAGTATGCCCTAAACGACGCGACCAATATGGGGCTTGACAGCGCACAATATTCGCTTTGTCCCATTACCGCAACAGATCCCGCAAAAAATCCCCGTACTGGTTCCATGGTTTTAAGCATGGGCGCGTTGTGGGAAGTGGATCCGAACAGCACAAAGTTTATGGAATTTCCACAACTTTGGAAAGAAGCCTTTTCCATGGCGCGGTCGCTTATGGATCAAATCATGCAGAGCATGGGCATTAATCCCGCGCTGCTGCCACACGGTAATGCCGGCAAGAAACCATCACAAGCTCAGATCGCGCAGGAGCAACAGGTCGCGCAGGAAACAACCGCCGACAATATCGCCATTCTCGAAGAAGGAATTTTCAACGGGTTGCTCGCGTGGTTCCATGATCTCGATTATCAGTTCCGCGATAAAAAAATTGCAGTCCGTCAGTTTGGTCAACTCGGTGCGCAAGCCAAGATGCAGGAAGTCGAACCATTCAAAACTTACACGGCCTACAGCTTCCGTTGGTACGGCACCGAAGGCACGAAGGCAGTACAGGCTGTACAGCAGCAGATCTCCGCAATGAACGTACTGGCAAAGATCCCGCCCGAACAGTTGAACGGTCGGAAGCTCGACATTGGCCCGATCATCGACCAGATCGCGGAAGTCGCGTTTGGCCCGCGCGTTGCTCCATATGTTTTGATCGACCAACGCCATCAATTGTCGATGAACCCAATGGAAGAAAACGATTTGCTGCTGCACGACTTCCCGGTGACCGTTCAGGCCATGGACGACGACGTGGCTCATCTCAAGGCACACATGGAAGCCGTTAAGATGCACGTCGGTTTGGATAGCCAAGCCAAAGAGCTTTTCAAGTTGCATATCCTTGCGCACATCAACCAAATGAATGCAAAATCTCAAGCATCTGCGGGCGGCAAGCCTCCACAAGGCCAACCCGGTGTTGGCGCTGCACCCGGCGGCCCGCGCCCCGGCGCACAGGCGGGGCCACCAAAACCCATGCAACAGCCCGCCGGTGCTATTCACCAAGACCAAATGGTCGATCCCAACCGCATGCCCCGCTAGCCCATGGTCAACACAGCGGCATACATGCGGGCCTATCGCGCCAAAAACAAAGATAAAGTTCGGCAATGGGAAAAGAACCGTCGGGAGCGGGACAAAGGTGATCGCGCTGAAAGACAGCAGGTTCGGCACTATAAAAAATCTTACGGGTTGCCGCCGGCAGAATGCAGGTTGATGAAGGCACGCGGTTGCGATATTTGCGGCCGGCACAGACAGGTTATGTGCATTGACCACTGCCATGAAACGGGAAAAGTAAGAGGCGTTTTGTGCAACAAATGCAACACCGCATTAGGTTTCTTGGACGAAGACGTAGTGCTAATGCAAAAAATGATTGCTTACACAATTTCAAAGTGTCAACCCCTTAAAGTACTACTTGCCAAAGTGAATGGCTAAGGGTAATATCACTTTGACCACCGAGTTGTGCTCGTTAGCACTTCGCATTGTTGGCGTTACCAACTACAGGGAGTAAGTCATGCCGCCAGAAGATACCGAAGACCAAGTTGATACCAATACCGTTGTTGACGATGAAGTCGAGTTAGATCCCGCAGAGGATGACGATGATCTTTTACCCGACGACGAAGACGACAATGAAGGCGACGATGAAGACGAAGATGAAGGCAAAGGTGATGTCGACCCTGCTGCCGCAGCACCGCAAGGTGGTGATGGTAAGCAACCAAGCCGGCGAACCCTTCGCGTTCAGAAACTAGAGAAGGAACGAGACGCCGAACGCCAGAAGGCTGCTGAATTGCAAGCTCGACTGGACGGCATCTTGATGGCGCAGCGCCAACCTGCACAGGATGATGCTGCACTACGCGCCGAACAAGCTAGAGTTGCCGCAATGGATCCCGTCGAGCGGGAGCGTTACGAAGACAAAAAGCGGATCGACGCACTTCAGGCTCAGGTTTCAAATCTTGGCTTCGCACAGGCCGACGGTTTGGATCGCGCAAGGTTTGAGGCGAAAGCGGAACTTAACCCCGTCTATAAAAAGTACGCACCTGCCGTTGAAAGGGCTTTGGAAGAAATGCGTGCCAAGGGCGTCAACACAACGCGCGAAGCACTGCTGACCTACAAACTTGGAGAGGCAGCGCGGAAGAAGTTGGAAGCTGGTGCCGGTGATGGGAAGCGTCGTAGAGAGGCCGCTCAGAACCGCGTCAGTAAAGTGAATGGTCGACCAGCAAATATGCGGGGCGACAGTTCAGGCACAGGTAAAGTCAAAACCGAAGAAGATCGTCTTCGCGGTGTTCAAATCTAAGGTCAAGGGGATACGCCCTTGACCTTATAACTCGGAGGTCAACATGGCTAGCGTCAACGCATACCCTACCTTTTCGGCTGATATAAGCAATTACATTCAGAAGAAAACTCTGCCGCTCGTTCAGCGTCAGCTTATCGCTTATCAGTTCGGCGATATGCTCCGTCTGCCGAAACAACGCGGCACGATCTACACGGCTTCCCGTTATGATCGTATCAACTTACCGTTCGCTCCTTTGAGCGAAGGTATCCCTCCGGTCGGCGAAAGCCTCGTACTGGTGCAGGTCAACGCCGTCGCTCAGCAATGGGGCGACACGGTTACCGTCACCGACGTGGCCGACTTCACGATCGAGCATCCTTTGTTCAAGAAAGCGATCGAGTTGGTCGCGCTGCAAATGTCTGAAACGCTTGAACGTAACACGTTCAACAACCTTCTGGCTGGCACGCAGATCAACTATGTCAACACTCGCGGCGCTCGCGCTTCGCTGTTGTCGACGGACGTTCTGAACCCCCACGAAGTCAACCGCGCATTCGGCGCTCTGATTACGATCGGCGCTCCGATGTTCAATGGGATCTCTGGTGAAGACCAGAAGATGCCGGCGGATAAACCGCATATGTCCTCAAAAGACCCTCGGGCCTTTGAGCATTTCGTCGCAATGGTTCATCCATTCGTCGAACAGGATATGCGCGAAAATCCAACGGTCGTCACTGCATGGCAGTACTCCGATGTGAACAAACTCTATAACAACGAGCTTGGTTATTGGGGTGGCATGCGTTGGTGCCGGTCGAACATGATCCCGTTCTTTACGGGCGTCACTGCTCCGACGACTTCGCCTTCCGCATCAAACGGTTCCTACACCGCAAACACCACTGGTGGATTGCTGGCTACGGGCACCTACTACCTGCAAATCACCGGCTCTGTTACGCAGAACGGTTACGAGCAGCGTGTCGGCATCGTGTCGACTGGTATCTCCGTCACCGGGCCAAACGGCTCGATCTCGGTTACCACACCGAACGTCGCGGGCTTCACTTGGAACGTCTACCTCAGCACGTCGACATCGCCGGCGAACTTGGGTGTCACTTCCGGTGGCCCGAACTCCGGCCCGCTCGCTGGTCAGGCAGTTCAGTTGAACGGCAACACCACCTACGTCATTAACAGCGTAGGCTCGGCTCGCGTACCTCCTGCTGCTCCCGCAGCCGGCGTGTCCGTGTTTCCGACCTTCATCATCGGCAAGAGCGCCTATGGTCAGGTGATGTTGGACGATCCGAAATTCAGCTACCTGTCCGGTGGCGATAAATCGGATCCTCTCAACCAGTTGAGGGTTGTGGGTTGGAAGGTCATGTACGGCACTATACTTTTGAACCAGAATTTCTTCATGAGGATTGAAAGTTCCTCAGCATTTTCAGCCACTTTCGGCTAAGTAGCTGATTGCTGACTGAAGAAGTTCTACGGAGTGTTTGAATTGTCCGAGGCCCATGTTGCAGTTGGTGCAAAGCAAGCCTCGGACTTTTTCAGAGGAATGACAGTGGTCAACATGAAAAACTTTTCCGCGCCCTTGTGGATCAGTCGTTTTGCAAATCAGGCAGCGCCCGTTTTGTGCGGCGAGCATTTTGTCGTATTGGCCTTTTGTTATTCCGTAATGTGTTTTCATGTCATAAAAACGGTAGCGGTCCGGGTTCTTTGCATAGCGCTCGCGCTGTTTCTCTGCAATCTTCGCGAGGTTTTTTCGACGGTATTCATCATGCCTAGCCGACATGCAGGGCTTGCAGTAAGTTTGATAGCCGGTACTGTTGCTCTTTCCTTTACTATACTCAGTCATCGGTTTAAGTTGTTGGCATCGTGGGCATGTCTTTCCTTGGGAAAGATCAAGTTTTGGATAAGGCATTTTGGTTCTCCTTTGTTAAATGAACCAACACTCTATCAAGGGGTTTAACAGATGGCAACAAGAACTTTAGGCACCGCAGCAACGACCACCTTGACCGCGCTGCAATATGTCAACGGCATGGTTCCTGCGGATCTGGCTACGATGAATGCCGGTATCCTCAACGATCAGGTCGGTAAGCCCGCTTACCCGAACTGTTTCCAAACCAATGGCACCCTGTATATCCCGAACCGTGGGATCCTTCAGTTAATCCCGGGCGACTTCGTTGCCTTTGATCCTGCAACCGGCTTCCCAATTTTGTTATCGGCTGCTGCCGCTGCCGGTGCCTCATACGTCCACACATAAACAGGAGAAGACAATGGCTCGTAAAAAACCCACTCTACCCGTTGGCCTTGGTGACATGCCGGCGTATCTCGAACACCACGTTGAGACTGTCGATACACCGACGCTCAGCATGGCCGAAATGAAAGAGATTGAAGCTCAGGCCCGCGAAGAAGTGAACAAAGAATTGAAGTCCCGTTTGAAGGCCGACTTCCTCGCTAAGACCAAAGCGGATCTTAAAAAGAAAGCTTTGTTTAGCGCCGGCACAAACGCCGTGGGCGACAAGCTTGAACGGGTGCAGATTGATCTGCCGAAGTTCTCCAACCGGATTGCGCTCGATGGCGTTATCTATCTCCACGGCATGACATATGACTTTACACAACAGCAAGCCGCTGTGGTAAAAGAAACGATCAACCGCCAGTGGTTGCATCATGCCGAGATCAACGGCCTCGACATGAATGAATATTTAGGCCGTCAACCCAAAAACGAAGTCGCAAGGCTTGGTTAAATAAAGGTGCAAAGATGCAAGAAGCAAAACAGGTAACTGCTACAGAAGAACTTCTGGACACGATCAAGAAACTGCCGGGCTATGTTTTTGAGTTGTCGGCAGATTTTGGTTCAGGCCGCAACTTTTCCATTCGAGGTAACTTCGGTGTCGGGGAAAGCCTCGAAACGATGAATGCCGAGATGGACAAATTGGTGCGTGTCTGCGATCGCCAGCTTTCCAAAGCGGTTATCGCCAACATTGAGGAAGACTTGTTCAAGCACGAAAAGATGCTTGAAAAAGCGATCCGCGATTATCAGGCCATGGAAGGCCGTCGTGAAGGTCACAAGACTTTGCCGGCGACTGAAAAGGCCGCTCAGGAAAATCAGAAAGCGACGGTCGAGGAACTCAAAGCCATGATCGCTCGCAAGAAGCTTTTCCTTGAGAAAACCAAAAAAGATGCGGAATAAATTGTGGCATACACTGCACAGAAGATCGTCCAAAAAGCATGTGCGATAGCGAAGGCTCCGGGGTTTATTGCCTCAGCCGGCGAGTATCTCAATATGATTTTGGCTGATCTCTGTCAGACGTATGACTTCGATTTTATCCGCGAGACACAAGTCTTACAAGCTAGCCCCGTCACTAACACTGGTGACGGGGCTTTGCCTATAGGTTATCCGCTTAATGCAGATCATTTGCGCACGCGCGAAGTTTTTTATCGCGTCAACGGTGTCACTTTTTATTTAACGCAGATACCGCTTGAAAAATTTGACCAGTTACCCCAATCGACGGGCGCAACAAATTACCCTTGCAATTATGCCATTGATCCAAGCACAACCCCGTACACAATTTACTTTTATGAGCCGCTTGTTATACCATTGACGATCTTCATTCGTTATCAGCCACAAATGGTCGACATTACTACTCCGGAGACAAGTAATGTTATTCCTTGGTTTCCCAATCAGCGATACCTTATAAAAAAACTGTCTGCCGATTTGATGAGCGACACGGACGACGCGCGGCAAGCCAAGTATGAGGAAGACGCTGAAAAAATGTTGCGGTTGTTCCTTGAGATGAAGGACGACAAGGAAAATTATGCGCAGACAATTAAACTCGATCGCAATGTCTTCCGAGGTGGTGGGGCTTTAAAGGCGACGAAGCAACAACCACTATGAGGCCATCATGCCCTTGGTTAAAACAAAGCCCATACGGTTTCGCCCTCGTAGCTTGGCTGATGCCCTAGACGGTGATAACGAAGCCGAAGGCGCTTGCTCCGCGCTCATAAATCTTATTCAGGATCCATCAACACCGTCGTGCTTGCAATGTCGTCCGGCGGCACAAATACTTTCCACGTTTTCCGGGTTTAGTTCTCCTGGTGTTGTTGCCCAAGCACTTCAAGTCAACAACCTCGTCTATGGCATGATTGCGTCTTCGCGTAACGCCGGTCACGATGAGCCGTTTGTTTTCAACCTAACTACCGGCGCGTTTCTGACGGTCAACGGCATCGTCAACTCGAACACGCCTGTCACGCAACCAACGACCGGCGATTGGGCCGCACCCTCAATGGCCGTCGTTGGTACTAAAGTTATCGTGGTACATCCGGGTTTTGCTGGCTTAGGCAACGTAAATTATTTTGGTTATTTTGACGTGTCGAATTACACACAAACACAATTGGGAAATGTTGTAAACGGCAGCAATCAAATCACCGGCAATATGTCTATAGGTGCGCTCGGTTTCGGCTATACTATTTCTGGTGCCGGCATACCGGCAGGCACAACGGTTACAAATTTAGTAAATGTTACGCCGCAGACCGCCGGCACAACAACATCAGGTAGTCCTAATATAACCGGGGTAGGTTCAATTGCTGGTTTTGCCGCAGGACAGCCTATTACCGGTGTGAATATCCCGCTTGGTGCCACGGTTGTTTCTGCCAGTGGCACAACCATTGTTATATCTGTCAACGCCACAGCCACATCAGCTTCACCCGTTACAATTTCTGCAACAGGCACTGCTATAACAATGTCGGCGAATGCCACGGCCACTACCTCGCAGGAAAGCATTACGGTCGCCGGCGGAACGGCTGGTACGCCGCTCTGGTGTGCGGGCAACACAACAAACATCCCACTGACCGGGATACCAACCAACGTCAACAACTTTAACAACCGCGCTTATATTTCCGTAGCGCAGTATCTGATCCTTTGTGATCCGCTATCGCTCAATGTATCACAGGCGTCACAGGCGCTGACCGTGGGCGATACGTCGCCAATTACGGCGCTTCAACCATTGACGATCGTCAACCCGGCCACTTCCGCGCCGGTGCAAGGGCTACTGGTTTTCAAACAAAATCTTGTCACGCTGGTTACCGGCGATCCGACACAAAACAATCTTGCCAACAATATGCTGTCGCCTTCAGGCGTCGGCACCACTTCGCCGGATGCGGTGTGTGCAACAACGACCGGAGTTTACTTTGTCGACGTGGACGGTCTGCGTTGCGTCGAGTTGTCTGGTAACATCACGGATCCTTTGCCCGACGTGCGCGTTCCATTCATCAATGCAATCAACCGCACGCGCATTAGCGCCGCGTACAATGCTGGCATCTACCGTGTTTGTTTGCAACGTGGTGATGTCAGTGGAACGCCGTGGCAGGAATTTTGGTTCGATCTAAAATATCGGTTATGGACAGGCCCGCATACTTTCCAGCAGCAAGTTATTTTGCCGTGGAAGGGAAGCTTTGTCGCATTCTCGAACGCTTATCCCGCGACACTTTATCAAACCGATCCAGTGCAAACGGCAACCAGCACTTTTACTGAAAACGGTAATTTGTTGGCATGGACATATTCGACTTGCGCTTTGCCGGATAATGAAGATTTGATGCAAAACTCCTTAGTGGTCAGCGCCATTAATTTATCTTTCAAGTCGGGTGAACCAACAATAACTTTCACGGCGACCGATGAAAATGGAACGGTATTGGGGGTTGCAAATCTAGCCCCGACTAGCGGCACAGCAACACTGTGGGGGTCTTTTGTTTGGGGGGCGGCACTTTGGTACGGACAGCAGTTTGGATTGCAACCACAGCAAATCCCATGGACAAATCCAATTACGTTTAGTAAACTAATTTTTACGGCCTCGGCACCAAGCACTTTGGGATTTCGTATAAGCAACTTCCAAGCGCTTTACCAGCCACTAGGCTATGTGGCTGCGGCAATTTCAGGCGTTATGTAGTTGGAGTATCAACAAAATGAGTATAATACCATCTTTACCGGTCACATTGCAAAATGGCACAACGGCTGACGCCACACAAGTGATGGCTGATTTTAATTCTATAGTGACCAACGTTAATAACAACGCCGCCAATAATGGTCTCAATTCTAATATTACCTCTTTGACTGGTTTGACAACGCCACTCAGCACTTCGCAAGGTGGTACAGGAATTGCTTCACCCCCAGCAAATTGCGTTTTGGTTTCTGAAGGATCTGGCGCTTTTATGCCTGTTGGACCGGGACTTTCAGGTCAACCATTGGTTAGCAACGGTTCAGGATCGGATCCTAGTTTTCGTTGTCCTTATCGCATCGGCGATCTTTATTTCAGCACAATATCTGCAAACCCAAGTACTTTTTTGGGCGGCACTTGGGCTGCTTATGCTGCTGGACAAGTGCTTATCGGTGTGGGGAGTTTTACAGACGGAAATAGTACTAACAAAACTATTGCGGCCGGTCAACAGCTTGGCGAATATCAGCATACTCTTGTCACTAATGAAATGCCATCGCATACACACCCAGATAGCGGCCATGTTCATGGTCATGGCATGCTGTTATCGGCACCGGGAACCGGGCAGAATGCATCGGGGTCTCCAAACTTTATTGATTATGCAAATACCCAGACAGGATATGCAAACCTTCAAAATACCGGCGGCGGTGGGGCACACAACAACATCCAGCCGTCGATCGGCGTTTATGTATGGCAGAGGACAGCATAATGGATTTACCGATCGACGACTTGATGAAGGTTGGCACAGGCGGTGCCGGCGGCGTGGGTATCATGACCCTGATCGCGCGGTTCTTGCGTGGGGATATAAAGAGGATCGAAATGGCGCAAAACAAAATCAACGCAGACATCTATGCTAAGGTCAGCGAAGCTAACGCCTTGATTGCCCGCAACGAGTTAGAAGCGGCAAATCAATTTGTGAAAAAGCCAGACTTCGACGCTTTGCGCAACCATATCGACCTGCAGTTTATCGACCAGCGCAATTTCTTTTTGCAACTCTTTCGGCAGAGAAAAGAATGACCATTGGCATGACGCTGAACAATCCGTTTGACCTTGAAGTCAACCAAAGCTTCAAATGGAACGGCGAGATCCGCCCCTCTGCTAAGCCACCATTTTGCCAGTTCGATACGTTGCTTGACGGCGTTCGCGCCGGCCTCAAAGACCTGCGTAATCAGCAAACTGTTCATGGCCTGAATAACTGGACTGACATCATAACGAAGTACGCTCCGCCAAGCGAAAATGACACGTCGGCCTATATCATGGCGATGTGCAAAGGCACCGGCACTTACCCGAAAGATTATATCAACCTTTCCGATCCTATCTTTCTTGCTTTAGCTGGCAAACGTGTTATGATACAGGAACAAGGGTACAATCCATGTACCGACGAGCTTCTCACACAGGCTGTGAATGAGGTGCTTGGTATCACACCAGACGAAGGAGACAACACATGAGTTTTTTCAGCGATCTTTTTTCCGGCAACTTTTTGGCAGTTGAACACGACATTGCTGCTTCCGTTGCAAAGCTGCCTTCATGGGCACAAACGCTTATTACAACGCTTGAGACGGACGAAGGACAAATTTTGAGTGGTTTGGTTACTACCGCCGCCCAAGATGTTTTGACTGGCGGATTAACGACGGCCAACTTTACAGCCGCTGCCAAAGATGTGGCTAATAAACTTGTTAGTCAAAACATAACCCTTGGCACACAGACCGTCTACGCGGCTTTAAATGCTGCCGTTGCAGCAGTGGCCCCCACGGCACCGCCGGTATCGGTGTCGGCATCGTAAGGAATAACGTTTATGCCCACTTGGTTAATCACTGCCTTACTTAAATACGTTCTCCCGATCGTAATTCAATGGCTTCAAAAAGAAGGCTATTTGGATGCGGGTGAGGCTTTGATTTCCAAGGGGGCTGTAGCGATAGTTTCTGAAGTTCGTTCCCTCAAAACTTATGACCAATATCCCGGTGATCCTCCCGCGCCTACGGGCACGACGAATATGACCACAGGCGGTGGCACGCCGGTGACATAATGATCCAGTATCAGCAGGAACGCTTCGTTGACCTGATGCCGGAACTTCCCGAGATTTTCTACAAGCACTGGAACGATATAGCCCTCGACAAAGACGTGATCCCACTGGATCCCGCATGGGATGAATACATGCGTTTGGAGGCTATCGGGGTTTTGAAGATCACCACCGCCCGAGATGCTGGCAGACTGGTTGGCTACGTTTTTTCCCTTGTTCACCCCCACCTTCACTATAAAAAGTCGCTGACGGCCTATACCGATTTGATGTATCTAAGGAGCGAATATACTAAAGGTTTTGGGATCTTTCGCTATGCAGGGTTGATCCGGCATAGTGAAAAAATGTTGCGTGACTTAGGTGTGCAAAAGCGCTATCTTATGACAAAGGTTTACCATGATCTAACCCCGCTCTTTGCAAGGTTGGGCTATCGGTTTATCGAAAAGATTTCTGCTAAGCTGCTTTAGGAGTTAAGCCCATGGGCGGAGCCGTATCAAGTATTTTTGGATCAAGCCCACCCTCGGCTCCCAACCTTCAGACGTACCAACCGCAGTACACGTCTCAGGCCGACACAAGCTCGTTTAACGCAATTAACCAAATCCAAAATAACAACCCCTATTTACAAAATCAGGGCACATACCAGTCTATTGAGCAACAGGGTTTGAACAATCCTTATGCGACCGGTGTACAAACTGCCGCAAATGCCGCTGGTCAGCAGTATGCTGCGTTGGGCACACAAGGCGCTGGTGTGGCTACAGGGCTTAATCAAGGAGCCATGACACTGCTGCCGTATGTCTCGCAAGTCGAGAACACGGCCATGGATCCGCAGAACGCGCTTTACAATCGCACGCTGCAACAGGTGCAGGATCAGGCAAATGTATCGAACGCGCAAAATGGTTTGACGGGTTCGCCTTATGGCGCGGGCACGTCGAATGCCGCGACCAGCAATTTCAATATCGACTGGCAGAATAATCAACTCGCGCGGCAGACGCAGGGCGTCAACGCTGCGGCCACTGGCCTTGGCGCGGTTGGTGCTGCCGGTAACAACGCGCAGAATATTGGCACCGCTGCCGCCGCAAATACCGGCATGGCTGGCGCTGCACCGAACGCCGCTTATATCAGCAACCTCGCCAACATGTTGAACGCGCTGAACAGCTATGGCACGAGCCAGACTGCGGCGAATAACAACACGCAAACTGCGCAGCAGGATTTCCAGCAATACCTCGGCCTCGGCGCGACACAGGCGAACGCTCAAGCCAATCTCGACAATATCAACTTCCAAAACCAGAACACGGCAGCAGGAAATCAAAACGCGTTTTTGGGTAGTATTGTTAACGGCATAACCGGCGGCGCTTTAGGCACTGCCATTAACGGAGCCGGTAGTAGTTTGTTAAGCGGGGCTACTGGCGGAGCGTTGAATGGTGCATCAAGCACAGCCGACTGGGCCGCTTTTTTAGCAATGTAGGAAAACAAAATGGCTGGCTATCAAACCGCATATGACGCTTACCAAACAGGACAAGCTGCGGCCCTAGCGAATTTGTTGCGCGGATTACAGGTGCAACAAGAGCAGGCAAATGCAGCCGGTCAAAATTTGGCTGGTAATGCGCTAACGGCCAATTCTACAGATCCGACAAGTCCCGCTTCAGGCATGAATGCACCCGGTACCCCGGCTGGTACTGGTGCGCCACCTAATTTGACGCCTGCGCCGAACCCTCCGCCCGTTACACAAGTGCCTATGCCCGGAGCCACACCCATGTCTGCTGGCCCCATACCGCCACCCCCTTCGCCCGGCCAGATGCCGGCTGCGCCACAAGGGGCGTCGATCCCGCCAATTTCCGCTTCGCAGCTTCAGCCGCCCGGCCAAGGCACACCGCCTATAGCGCCAATGCCGTCGCCGGCTGCTCCGCCCGCCGCGCCCGCAGGTCAGGGGCCAGCTTCCGCGCCGCAAGCCAACCAGATGGGTCAGGGCACACAAAATCCATGGTGGAAAACGATGGCTGCGCAGATCAAACAACAGAACCCTAACGCTAGTGGTCGCGATGTCATGGCCGCATTGAATGCGATGCAGCCGGTGATGAACGCGACGAACCGTCAACAGCTTTCGGATCTGCATATGCAGCTTGCCATGCAGAAGTTGCAATCGGGTCAGGCCACGCCCGAAGAAATTGATTTTCTTGCCAACGAGGTTGCCAACGGCAATCAGTCGATCTTGACGCGCATGCCCGCGCCGGTGCGCCTCGCCGTCATGGAAAAGCTTGAACAGGGCGGCACGTCTGGCTCCGATGCGGCGAACGCCGCCACAACCTATCACGGTAAACAGTCTGAAGCTGCCGCCGCCGGTCGTCGCACTGGTAACATTGACGTAGCTGTTAGCGGCGGGCAAGAAATTGCGCCTAAAGCTTTGGCTGCTTCCGCCGGCGTGCCGCGCTCAAGCTGGTTGCTGGCAGGACAGATGGGAAACTGGCTCAAGACACAATCGAACGATCCCGCGCTCGCCAAATTCCAAGTCTTCAACCTCGGTTTGTCGCGCGAATATGCTCAGGCTTTCGGCGGTACCGTGGCCGCTCAACAGCACGCCCAAGAGGTGTTGGGTACGGCCAAGGATCAGACAGCTTACCGCGCCGCTGTGGAAGCGTTGCAAGAAGAAATGGCTGCAGCTCAAAAGGGTGGCGAACGCGCCATTCAGAAGGCGGGTAGCGGCGGCAATTCAAGGCCACAATCCGAACTTGCACCGGATGATGGTGGCGGAATTAAATTAAATATTCCCCCTCCACCTGACGGCTTTGTGGTGCAATGATATGGCGATTGCATATAACCAGCAGACTGGCGAGGCGCTCTACTCAGAAGGCAGCGAATGGAAACCCGCAAAAATAGCTATGAACCCAAAAACCGGCGAGCGCGTGGCGTTCGATGGGAAAGCATGGCAACCGCTGCAATCGAAGCCACTGCCCGGCAAAACGGAAGACGGATTGACCACCGGCAGCAAATTTGCCGACAAAACGCTCGATGTGTTGGGTGGCCCCACCTACGCAACCAATGAAGCCATTTATCACGGTAAGGAAAGCGGCGACATCCTGAAGCAGGGCGTCAAGGACATTCCGTCGAGCTTTGTCAACCGTGAGAAGCAGGATTGGCAGGGCGTTAAACAGGCATTCGAAGATACTGGCAAAGCCGAAGGCCCGGTCAGCGGCATGTATAACGCCGGCAAGACGGCGTTGCGTGCGATCGGCATGCCTTTCGAAGCTATCAACGTTCCATTAGAAAATACCTATGGCCGCATGGCTCAGGCTGGCGCAGCGCACCACGGCACGGAGCTGAAGCCCGAGGAAGCCGCGATCGTGCCCGAAATGGCATTGCCGGGCGGCATTGGCGGTAAAGCCAAAACAATCCCCAAAGCCGTCGCTGCTGACGAGGCCACCGCTGCCGCCGCAGGGCGCATAGGCATCAACGCTAACCGCGTTAAGGATGCCGACCAGATGCAGGACGCCCTGCGCACCGGGATTAATCAAACGAAGGGTGACATCACCACGGCCAAAGGTGTCGCGCCGGTCGCTTCCGATCGGGAACTGGCCGAGCAAGTTGCTAAAGGCATCGGTGACAAACGCGATCAGGTCAAGGCGCTTGAAAACGTGCGGTGGGAAAAAGCAAAAGAGGCCGGCGCACTCATTCCTGCTGATGGCGTTTCCAATATCGAGGATCTTCGCCGCATGGTTGGCCAGATCGGTAAAGAGTTGAAGGGCACTGGTGGCGAGCTTGCTTCAGATTTGCGCAGCCAGAAGTTAGGTCACGATAGCGATATCCTTGATCTACGCGATAAGATCCATGAACTTGAAGAAGCAAACGTTGCCGGCGAACATGTGAGTGAGCTTGGCAAAGCTAAAATGGAATTGAAGGCCAAGCGCCTTGAAACCGCGCGGCAGCAACTAGACCAAAAATTAAAAATATCTGACAACCTCGAACAGCGTATCGCTGAAGCCGACAAAGCTGAAAAAGCCGCCGATACAGGATCTTTGCCTACAAAAATTGAAACTGCCGCAGACCTTATTCAATTGAAGCAACACCTAAACGATGTCAACCCTGCCAACCTATCTGCTGTTGAATTGACACGTCTGAAAGACAGTAAGGCTGCTGTGGACGCTGCGCTTGGCGAATTAAAAGGAGCAAAGCCAAATATTAAGCTTTCGGCCAATTCAAAATTACGTTTCCAAGATCCCAATAAAATCAATTTTGGTGATTTGCTGACCAAGGCTAACCGACGCACTGAGGTAAATGCCGAACGCTATGGCGGTGACGCTGCCAAACAACTCGGTGTCGACAAGGCATTTATCGCCGCAGAAAAGAAAACAGGTCGCCCGCTGGTCGGCAAGGATGCTACCACTAATGCGATCGCCGGGACTGAAGGCATTGTTGATCGCATTCAAAGCACCGCACATGTCGATTGGCTTAAGGCCAATATGCGCCCGAAGGCGTTCAATCAGTTGATGGCGAATAAGCTCGCCAAAACTCTGGATGAAGTGGGGTGGGATGCTGACGCCCTGCGGCAGAACCGAGAATTTTTAAATTATGTGGTTAATGATGGCGTGGGTATGAAAACCAAAGTTGTGCAGCAAAAACTCGACGACCTGCAAACGATATTGGATAAGGCGGAAGCTGCCGGCGCGTCGGGTAAAATGTTAGGCAAAGCCTATCGCGGCAAAGATCCAAACGTAACCCGAGCTTTAAACGCCGCTAAAGCGGCATCGGCCACGGTTGCGGCTGGTGGACACCCTACGACATATGCGCTAGCCAAGGCGGCTGAAACTCTTGGTGGCGGAGGCACGGCGGAAGCTAAGCGGCTTATGCAAATGCAAAAGGAACTAAAGCTTAAAACGCCGAAGTATATCCCCGGCGAAGCTATCGGCGCCGCGCTCGGAGGTAATTCGGCGTCCGGCTTCAAGGATCAATAATGGACGGCTCGGTTTTAGACATCAAAGGCGCGGCAATTAGGCATCCTAAAACTGGCATCATCTACACCGGCCCTACCCACCCCGAAATTGCTAAAGAATATGGCTTTCCGGGATCTGGTGATTACTGGCATCATAACCGCAAGAACGCCGGCTTCGTCTTACGTGATGGATCTTTTGTTAATCGCGATCAGGCACTGAATCGGTACGGCGTTGACGAGACACACGCCATGGAAGACGCACAAGAAAAATACCGGGAGGCTCACCGATGAAAATTCTAGTTATTGACAAATACGGGGCATCGCTCAACTGGACACGCCGCTGCGTCGCCGATGGCCACAAAGTGAAATGGTATGTGCCCACTGATGAAAAAGTGGCGCTGGTGGGAAAGGGCATCGTTGAGCGCGTGTCAGATCCGCGCGAGTGGTATCGTTGGGCTGACATGATCTTTTTCACTGACAACACTAAATGGTTGCATGAGGCCGATGCATGGCGTGCTGCCGGCTGGCCGGTAATTGGCCCGGGCGTTGAAGGGGCGAAGTGGGAAATCCTTCGTGATGTCGGCCAGAAAGTGTTCAAAGCCGCTGGCATCAAGGTTGCCGACAGTAAAAAATTCACGACGTATGATCCTGCCATCGCCTATGTCAAGCGCGAGATGCGCCGCTTCGTCTCGAAGCCCTGCGGCGACGAGGAAAACAAGGCGTTGTCGTACTGCTCGAAATCACCCGCTGACATGGTTTACATGCTCGAGCGCTGGAAGAAAAACAAGACACTTGCTGGGGAATTTATACTTCAGGAGTTCACCGGTGGCACCGAGATGGCTGTGGGCGGCTGGTTCGGCCCCGGTGGCTTCAACCGTGGTTGGTGTGAGAATTTCGAATTTAAAAAGCTAATGAACGGGGATCTCGGAGTTGCCACAGGTGAGCAGGGTACTGTTGTTCGCCATGTTGCCAAATCGCTCTTGGCCGACAAGGTGTTAAAACCTGTCGAGAGTGCGCTGGAAAAAATTAACTATGTGGGATATATTGATGTCAACTGCATCATCGACGACCAAGGGGTGCCTATGCCTTTGGAGTTTACGATGCGTCCGGGCTGGCCGTTGTTTAACATTGAGCAAGCGGTGCATAAAGGGGATCACGCAGAATGGTTGATGCAACTATACGAGGGCAAGGACGCCCGCAACTTCGAGTTGGACACGGTGATAGTCGGCGTGGTGATGTCGATACCGGATTACCCGTACAGCCACTTCACGAGGAAGGAAGTGAACGGAGTACCGCTCTATGGAATGACGAAATCAATCGAGCATTCAGTGCATCCCTGCGAGATGATGATGGGGGAAGCGCCGCTGGAAGTGAACGGCAAGCTCCAAAACTCCCCGATGCTTTGCTCAGCGGGGGATTACGTCCTAGTGACGACGGGAACGGGGGAGACGATCTCGGAGGCGAAGAAGGGAGCCTATCGGGTCTTGAAAAAATTAAGCATGCCCAACTCCCCGATGTATCGGACGGATATCGGCGACAGGTTGAAGAAGCAATTGCCGGTAATACAGCAGATGGGCTACGCCGCCAATTTGAAGTTTTAGAAGCGGATCCCAACAAGCTTGATGCCGCCGTCGACCTTGCGCTCAATACAGCGATTGACATTCTTGAACTGGAATACCTGCCCACCAGCCACACGGATTATTATCGTCAGTTGACCTTGAAGAAGGACACGCTGAGCGTTGTGATTAACGCCGGCCTGAAGGCTGACGAAAACCGCTTTCGTCGTAAGCAGCATGATGTGGTGGCAAAACTATTTGCGATCGCACGCGCGGATAAGAAACTCCTGCCGATTATCGAGAACCCGCCGCAGCTTTAATTATATGAACTTACTGCACGTCGTGCGGGAAGATCCTATTTTCGACTATGATGGTGCCGTCGTTCATGCCGCCACCGGACCTTCGGGATCATCTGGCTTTATCGTATAGCGTGGCCGGTATGGTGCCGCGTTCACGAACATGGCCCAACGGGCGATGTCGTGCGTCTGGTTGTCTTTGCCTGTAGTGATGTCGGTCAGGAGTTTCATGTATTAGCCGGATACGCTGGTTGCGCTGGTAGCGACGTGCTGGTTGTGTCGGTTCCGTCAACAATCGCTCTCAACGCCTTACGATAATACACGAAGGCCACAACGTCAGCAGTTGTCGCGGTTATCAGTCCGAGCGAGATCGCTTCTTGGACACGAAACATGGTTATGTCGGTTTTGGTTAGGGCGGTTTGGGCTTTTTGGGGTAATGGTATAGGCACGGGTGTCGGAGCAGGGGGCGCGGTAAATACGCCGTTGGCGTAGGTCCAGCCGATGCCTTGATTGGTTACAAGAATATCCGCTTTGTTCAATGGGGCGTCTGCCGCATAAACATTTGTGACAAGGCCGTTTTCTATGATTGCGTAATTTGACATGTTAGCTACTCACATATTCGGTTATAACCACTAAACCCGCTGCCCCTGCGCCGCCAGCGGCACCAGTCGCTGAATTGTTTGAAACACCACCGCTTCCCCCGGCGCCGCTACCTGAAGCAGTATTTCCAGCCACGAAACCATTTACAACAAGAGGCCCAGGAGCGCCCCCGCCCGCCAAAGACGACCCACCAAAGCCCCCCGCTGCGGCAATCGCGACAGTCGTAGCGCAGATACCAGCCCCACCGGCGGCACCGGACGCGGCTATATCGCCTGTTCCAATGGCACCCCCAGCACCACCACCGCCGCCGAACGTTTGCCCAGCAAATCCGCCCTGACCGCCGTTAGCAATACACAAAGAACCCACCGACGTTGTTCCTCCGGCTGTTCCGTTATTGAGTCCGGCAGCGCCACCATTTCCAGCCGCACCTATTGTTACCGTTTGGGATGACCCAATTGCAGCGGCTGTAGCCGTCTTTTTGGAGTACCCGCCAGCACCACCACCGCCGCCGGAATCGCTTGTTCCAACACCCGCAACAGTACCACCACCACCACCACCACCGCCCCAACATTCGATAACGGCATAAACGAGACCTGTGCTTGGCGTATAAGTCCCGGAAGATGAGAATTTCTGCACATTGATTTTGTCAATCAATGGCGCAGAAACAGAATTACCGTTGATTGTGGGTGATGTGCCTTTAACAACAGAACCAGTTCCGGTGGTGGCCAATTCGCCAAGCGTTCCGGCGTTATTATATTCAATATATCCCGACGTTCCACTTGATATGGTCGTAGTGCCAACTATTAAATTTGCTGCGGCCACGCCCGTTGTGCAACTTGAACCGCTTGAACAGCTTATGCTGTACGTGCCCGAAGCCGGATTGCCGAGAATGTTGCTAAAAGCCGTTGCTGCGGTCGTGCCCGCCGTACCGCCATTGGCAATTGCTACCTGTCCTGTCAAAGACGCGGTAGGAAAGGTTCCACTGCCCACAAGACCAAGATTTGAAAGTGCCGTAACTAAATTACCGGTTGGTTGTACAATGGGAGTAACGCCATAAAAACCAATTTTTTGCGTTGTGGCCGTTCCGAAATCTGTACCCGTCGTCGCATCCGTAACAATGTTATGCGTGGATAGAGTCAGGTTGCCGTTTAACGTCTCGCTTGTCGCGGTTAAGGCGGTAAAGTTTCCGGTATTGGCCGCTGTTCCACCAATGGCCGGTGGCGATGCCAGATAGTTAGTAAAGCCCGTTCCTGATACA